TTTGATTGCAAAGTCTTGCGTTTTTACTATCATCAGTCAAAGCTGATATTGTACTAGCTCCCAGCAAATTTAATGCTGAGTTACAGATGTCCACTACTGATGCCATTATATTTTCTCCACTTTGATTTCTTTACAAATAAATCTTATTGCTAATTTTTGTTTGTTGACTTCGTTATCATCAACATTGCTTAATATTGTGTGTGATTGTGTATATCCTTCTAAGATACAATCGTTATAATTTTCAAATTCTAATCCTAACATTTGTCCATCTAAACAAACTGGTTGTGTGTTCGCAAAAGAACACATGTAAAGTATGATTATATATTTCATGAATTATGCCTGGCGGATTGCTCCGCCAAGCAAAATGATTATTGACTACTCAACTGTGTACATAACCCAACAATGAATAGAGCCAGTTATAGTTGCTCCACCAGTTGTGATTACAATATCAGTTTCTGCAGTTGTTCTGTAACCTAGACCAGTCATCGCAGTATTAGCAGCAGTAGAGCCACCTAACATTGATTGTGTTTGACCAGCAGCATTCCATGTACCTACAGCAGCTAAATATCTGTCATCATCTCCGCTGTCTCCAACTTTCAAAGTTGAAGAAGCTCCTAAAGCATCACACTTTAGAACAACATCCATTATAGTTGCATTAGCTGGAACTCTACCAATCGTAATGTCTGATCCAGATGCAAGACTTGAAGCTTCATAACTATCGTATGAAACTCTCATCTTTCCACCAAGAACTTCGCTGTCCACTTTTACAATAGGATCAGCAGTTATATTTGTGTAATTTACACCTTTAACACTTGCCATGATATATATCTCCTATTGATTAAGCTTCGTGAGCTTCGATTGTTACAACTTTATCTTCTTCCATTCTAGTTGCACCGATTGACTGGCAAACATAAACTTGATGAGCGTAACCTTTGTCAGCTCTCTCATCAATTCTAGTCATTAAGTCTTGACCGATAGCCATCTTGCAGCCATCCATTGCCCATACTAGGCAAAGTCTTTTAGATGCAGCAGATGTTAGTCTGTTAGACACTATAAAGTTGAAGCCTAGAAAAGAAGAAACTTCTCCATTTGCTAAAGCTTTAACGGTATTAAAATCGCTTGAAGTAACTTCAGTAGTTCCTAATAGATCTGTGATCTGTTTTGGAGATACCGCTATGTACCTTGCGATTGATGGATCAACTGAAGCTGCATCCAAGATCTCTTTTGCAGATCTTAATTTAGCAATAGTTAAACCATTAGTACCAGCTTCAGTTATCTTTTGGCTTGAAGGAAGAGCAGTAGCTACAGAGCCAGTCTCTCCTGTATAAGCTGTACCAGATAACGCAGCGATAATTTCATCGTCTTGCGCTCTACCTAATGCGTAAGCAGCAGCAGTAGCATAAGCCGATGTAGGATCGATTAGAGTACGAATTTTATCTTGATTATCGATCAAGTCTGCATACTCATAATCAACAAGACTAACTCTTCGTCTTGCATGTGGTGTATCCATCTGCGGAGTGTCAGCATGTCTTGTAGTTCTTTTAACTGCAAGCGCAGTTCCGACTTGGTCGAAAAATGCGTTTTTGCCAACAACAGTTTCAACATCAACAGCAGATCTCAAAAGCGAGCCTTTTTGTTGTGATAGCATTTGTACATTGTTTGAATACTGCTGTACAAAAGCTGTAGTAATTTGATTAGACATATTTTCTAATCTCCTTATGTTGTTATGGTTGATTTAATCGATTTGATTGCCTCCAGAATTGGAGATCTCTTCTGTAAATTTTAAGACTTCACTTTGTCTTTTTTCGAAGCGGTCTTTTCAGATTGTCGCTTGGAATTTTGTTTTACCCAGTCAAAATAATTTTCTGCAATCGGAATAGGATTTCTCCTATCATTCTCAGGTCCAAATTCAGTTGCTAGTCTTAAACATTCTAGTCTAACTTCTGTATCTGTTATTATTTCGCCTAGCTCAAATTTATCTTTAGCCATTTAATAATTCTCTTAGTTTAAGTACCTCTTGAACGGCTTTTTGATGATTTGGATGAGTTTTAATCCAGTATGGAGAACCTTCTTCAGTTAATGAATTAATCTCTTTTTCAATTTCATTAGCTGTCATATAAGAAGAACTATCTCCTTTAACTACTTCATCCTCAGATAATTTTTCTGCAAGATTTGAAAAAGCTTTAACAACATTAAGATTATCTCCTAATCTTGAACCATCCGCTAGATAAGTATTTTCTAAGAAATCATTACCTAATGTTGATGAAGCAAGTCTTTTAGCTTGATCTAATCTTTTAGAATATTGAGGACCAAACTCTCTTTTGAGTTCATTCTCAGTATGTAATCTTGTTTGTGCAGCTCTCTCTTCAGCTTGAATAGAGCTACCTTCATTTAAATCATTATAAAATTTAATTAAGCTTTCAGCTTGTTGAGGTAATAGTCCAAGTTTATGAGCTTGTTGATTAAAGGTAGATATTAACTCTTGATCAACTTCTCCTTCCTTAAAATTATATTTATAATCTTCAGGCTTAGATGGAGCGCCAAGTTTATTAAAAACTGCTTTCCAATCATCCTCTGTTGCATATTTATTTGGTACTGGAATTTTATCTGCACCAACTATCCTTTGCGCTGATAGGTATGATTTTACGAAGTCGCCCATATCTTTAAAATTAGATAAAGACTTCTCTCCTCTGTATTCTTCAGGAATTAAATCATGAAAATTACTTTGTGTTGATTGTTCTCCAGATAATACTGAAGATTGCGATTGATCCGTTGTAGTTTCAACTATCGGATCAGATTGAGCTGATTGCTCAGTTGTCTGATTGTCCATTAAGTCTCCTTGTGGGGTTTAATCATCGCTTTTATAAAAATCAAAGTTGATCTTTGTCCTTCTAAAAAAGCAGTTTCGTGACTGTTATCTTTTGAGAAAGTAGTCACAAACTCATGACATCTTTTTTCGAGGTCATTCAAAACTCTTTGTCCGTGTTCGGAATTAAAAGTAATTTTATAATCTTCTTTTAATTGTAATATTTTTTTATTCTGATCCATTTAGAACTTCTTTAGCTAACGGTGCTGCATTCTTAGCCATTTGACTTTCAGCTAATTGTTGCTGCATTTGCATCTGCTGTTGTTGAGCTTCTTGTCGTTCCATTCTAATTGCTTCTACTTCTTTATCACTTTTGATCATTCTCGCTGGCAAACCTAAAGTCATAACTAATTGTTTAACTAAACCGTTTTCATCTAAATAATCTTGGACTGGTGCCATTTGAGAGATAGATCCAAAAATTTCTAATCCTCTCATAATGTTTTGTAGCTCTTGTCCTTTTTGAGCTAAAGCCATTGGAGATACATATTCAATTTCAATCTCTTGATTTGCAAGAATAGCTGGCGCTTCTTTAAATAATCTATTTCTAAGCATTATAGAAAATACTCTATTGATCATAGGCTCAAGTAATTCGCTTTGTATTCTTCCCATTACAGGACCAAGTATTCTCATTTTCTCTTCGTTTCTTTGTAAAACTTCTGTAGCAGTCATTGTTCTATTAGATTGAACTTGCAACTGATCTACATGAAACATTCTAGCGATAGCTTCTCTTCTTTGATTTTCTGCATTCAAAGTAACTGTAGTATTTTGACCAATGTTTAAAGGCTCAATTCTATCTCTAGAACCAGATCTATAATAATTTAAACTACCTGGAGACATTCTAATTGGAGACAACATACTATCATCTGGAATTAGTAATGGTGGATCAATTTGTTTTGCAGTAGCTCTTAATCCATGTTCTACCATTTTATTAAGTACCTTCGTATCTGGGAGCGCATTCATTGCTGGAGATCTTCCATAAATCTCTGTTGATGATTTTAAATATCTAGAAACGACATAAGGATTTTCATTAAATCCGCCTACTGAAATTATATGATCTGTACCATGCTCAAAGTAAATACTTTGAAACTTCATATTCTTTTTATCTTTTTTAGAAGCATCATAAGTATATCTAGGTCTAACAATATGACAAATTTCTACTTCATCATAAGGAGCAGTTTTATGCGTAGTATTTATTTCTTTAGATAAATTTTCTGGACCAAACTTTTGCATAGCTTGATCTGCTGTGATTTTAAATTTTCTATAGACGTTATCAATTAAACCTTTTTTATTTTCTTCAACATAAATTTCTTTAATGTGTCTTGCAGAAAAACGAATTACATCATCTTCATCTTCTTCAATCATTAAGCATGCAGTTCCAAAGCAAATTAAATCATGATAATTTTCGAAGATCTCCTGTTGAAAATTTGATCTTGCAAAACCAAGATACATTTTATCAATACTATCTTCTAACCATTCTCTAGCTTCATCATTCTCATTTAAATCGCCTTCCTTAAATCTTAAAGAAAACCATCGATTAGCAGATGAAGTAAGCATTCCATGTAATGAAGCAGCCAATAATTCTAATGAATGAATTGCAGTAGCATCAAAGATTTGGGTAGATCTTTTATCTCCTCTTGCTCTTTCTTTTGTAATCTCTGCTTTTCTAGGTAGCATAAGATCTGCTACTTCTTGCCAATGGCTTTCCCAAGTAGATCTCTTCTCTTTCAGTCTAGCCAGGTTATTTTTTAACTCTGCTGCTAGTTTTCTAAGTTCAGGTGTTTGCATTTATTTTTTTCTTTTAGCTTTATTCTTTTTGCTATTTGGAAAACCAGCTTTCATATTCTTATAAGCTTTAGCTGATATAGTTGATTTCTTTTTAGATCTGGAAGTTCCAGCTTTTTTACGTTTATTGATATTTCTATAGAGAGACATAATTTATCCTAAAAGATATTTTTTACTTAGTGTTGGTTTTTCATCAACTCCAGTAACGGAGGTTAATATGGTTCTTTTTCTGCCTTTTCTTTTATTTTTTAAGAGAATTTCATCAGTAGTCATATCAACTGATGTTGGTCCTTCTGCTGTAATTAAATCTGACTTCACTTCAGAATTATCCATTTGTGAAGCTACTTTTGGCTGCTCTAAAGATTTCTGAGTTGGTCTATCGTTATTTCCTTCACGATTAGATAAAACCGATCTTGGGTTATAATCTATTTTTTCTTTAGCTTCATTGTAACCGTAAGAAGTCTTGCCACCATAAACATCGCCTTTAGCAGTTTTGTTTCTTTTAGGATCAAAAGCTTTTGTAACACCTCTTATAACTGCACCAGTAATGCCACCACCTTGAATAAAATCTTTGATTGGTGTTGGTTCATTTTTCTTCGCATAATTTTTAGCTTGTTTAGAAGT